CATACATTTTATATGTTATTGTTGTTCCAGATGCTTGTGATGGATTGTGTAATGCGTAAAAGTTACTATCTAATTGTACCCAACCATTAGAACCTTCAGCATAGTTTACACTAACGTGAGTTTCTAATGAAGATGAATAAGAATCTACACTACTCCTTAAACCATAAACTCCTCTGCCATTACTGTTTGAACTAATCTGTGTAGGTAAGGTTGAAGAAACAATAATCTTAGAATTAAGTCTTGTTGTGGTAATAGACCCCAAAGTAACAAGAGCTACAGCAGAGGAACTACTTGTAGATGCCCCACCAGTAATTGAGTGACTAACTACTTGTATGACAGAGCCACTTGGAAGTTTAGCTGTGGTTAAATCGTATCCTGACTCTCTAACTTTAGTTAACGCCACTTCTTACTCCTAGCTTGGTTTAGTTGGAAAGGTTACACTACTCATGTCTAATCCACCATCACTGTTTAGCGTTGGTGTTGAATTAGCAGGTAAATCTCTCAAGGCTTGTCTATATGTTGCCCAATTACTTGACATAGTGACATCGCTGTTACCCATCCAATCTGTTTCTGCCAGTAATCTGTCTCGTTCTACACGAAGCAATCGCATCGGCTCACGGCTTTGCAGTAACGTCTTTTCTCCTGCTACCTGTGCGTATGTTACACCCCAATCACTTGGGTCTGCACTTTCGATTGCCGAACCATTTTCATCTGCTCCAGTAACCTTACGAAACATCTGGTTAAACTCTTCTTCATTTGTAGGCTCTCCTCTAAGAACCCACTCTGTTACTCCTAAACTCGTTAATGCTTGTGCTATTGTTGTCATTGTTTTATCTCCATAATAGTTAATGTTGAGGCAGCTACTGGAATATAAACTGCATCTGTATTATTTGGGTAATAATAATTCAAACCTAAGTTACCAGTAGAATAATTAGGAGCTATCTGAACAGCATATGTAATTGCACTTGTAGTAGCAGGACTATCTAAATACTCAAAATTTATAGAAGTACCATCATTTGCAGCCGCAAAATAATGAAAAGCTAATACCCTCTGCCTATTGCTAGACGCATCACCTACCCCATTCGCAGTATTTCCACCACTAAATCTAAAAAATGCAAAGCGGTCTGATGTGTTTGTAGCTACATGACCTAAACTAGCTTTAAGTAAAACTTTGCTAGTGCTAAATTTTGGTGTAAATGATTGGCTCAAAGAACCACAAGTCACAAATGTTGCACTTGAACCAGAATTAGAAAAGGTAGTTGTTGCAGTATCAATCTTTTGTACTGTTTGCACCACATGACCAGCTGGCATAGCCACTGTTCCTGCTGTAGTTTTACCCTGTATTGTGTCTACTGATAGTGTACTCATTGGGCAATCTCCATGAGGGTAATTGTAGATAAAGAAGAACTATTAGCACCGAACTGAACTGTTCCAGTATTTGTTAGTCCTTGTACTTGATATGTAACGGCTGATGTGGTGTTTGGACTATCTAAACAAGACAAAGTGTAAGGTATCATAGCTCTTGCTTCTACATATGTTGTTCTAAATGTGCTACCTACTACAGAACCTGTTCCAGTATTTACGATTTGCATTTTTAACTGTCTTGACGAACCATTATTATCACAATCAGATTCAGCTAATATATATATTTTATTGTTCACAGAAGAAGGTGTAATTGTTGCTTTGAAATCTGTAATGTCTACAAATGAAGTGCTTGACGTAGAAAACCCACCTACCTTTGTTCCTTGAACTACCTGCACCACATACCTATTTGTACCTGCTGTCTGTCCTTGTAAATTGTCTACTCTTAATGTACTCATTCTTTATCCTATGTTGCCGTCACTAAAAATCCAGACCAATTTACATAATCTACGTTACTTAATACAACATCACTAGCGTTACTTGTTTGCGCCCAGTTATATGCTTCGAAATAGTCACTACTTCCATTTGCTTCTAAAAGAATACTTCCATTAGTAAGAACAGCGTCTGTACTCGTTATTACTTGATCCCATACTCTGTGGTAAGTGCCATTTTTATTTATAGCTCCTATACGTCTTTGGCTATTTCCAGAACCAGGACTTTGAAATAAGTTAAGCGTAAACAAATAAAACCCTGCTTGTTGAGGAGTGTACCTATAATTAGACGTATCGTACCACGCCTTATTATCTAAAACTTCTGTTGCAAAGCTTACTTTAGTCCAAGTTGATTGATTTATAGTTTGATTTGCGCTAAGCCTTGCTTTGAAAGCAGGTGTTTTTGCAGTAACAAAGCTAGAAGTAGTAAGATTTCCACTTAATGTTGTATTTCCAGAGCTATCAATAGTCTGAGCCGTAGTACCATTGGTGTGCTTTATATTCTGTACTAGAAGGTTGCTCATATGATTGCTAGATTGCCCCCTGAGTTTACTGTGATGGTTATGCCAGAAGATACTGTCAAAGGTCCTGTAGCTGTGGCATTCTCTGTTGCTTCTATCGTTGTATCTACATCTACAGTTTGTGAATTAACTCTAAACATACCACCATTTTTAAAGTTACCTTTGTTCTGTGTGGGGATCGTAATACTTGTATCTGTTGCACCAAGATAAATTACAAAGATATTACCTGTGCCACTTGACGGAGCTTCTGTAAATGTAAGGTTAGTGCCATTTGGCACTGTAAATGCGTCTACACTCTCCTGTATTACACCGTCAACGCTGACTACGATGTCTTCTTGAGCTACTGTCTGGTTTAACGTAAAGACCGTTGTGGAGCCATCTCCGTTGAACTCTTGTGTTGCAGGTCTTGATGAAAAACTAGAACCAACTTGACTTCCTATGTATGGCATTATGTTTGCTCCATTATTCCAATAATTGTATCAAGGCTGTTTGCTGTGTTGGAGGATACTTGCAAACTATGTCCTGCTTGCATAATAGTTTTATTACCTGCCATAAATTCAAAAGCACTTTGTGCAGGTATGGGTATGTTAAACCCAAGATGCCCTGTTTCATCACCCACTAATCTTATTTTAGCATTAATCTGACTTGATGTGATATTACAAAGATTTATGCTTAGTACAACTGTTGTAGTGCTTGCAGGGCAAGTATACACGGTGGCAAAAGCATTTGCTGACGTGTTGCTCCCATCTTTTATTTTGTTTTTAAATGTATTAGGCATATTTTTATCCTACATCATCTAATAACGCACAAACTAAAACCTCTGCTGTAGATGCTGATGATATTGCGTGTATATCAGCAACCGTTGTATTTGGTAATCTTGCACAAAAGAACTCATTCGGACCTATAGTAATCCCATCACCTGCTGAAGAGGATGCTGTGCCTGCATCCAACACTATGTAGATACTTCTACTGTTTGTGTCGATATTCTTGATAAACAGAAAGTTTACTTTGTCACCTGTCGCTACGGCTGTCGGTGCTGTGTCATCATCCACGGCTGTATAATCCGTGTAATTACCTGCTATCAAATCTGTGCTAGAGTTTGATACGCTTGTTTTTTTAAAGTACCATTTATCGTTTGCATCAGAGGGCGATACCGTCATAGTAGCCGAAAGCGTTTTGGCTATCTCATCAGGAAGCACCGTTGCCTGTATGCTTGCTATTGCGTCATTTGCCATGTGTTTTCTCCTTTATCCTAACGCTATGCTTAATGCAATAATATCATCTGTTGTGGCTGCCCCTATGTCTGTTACAAGCTCAGAGGCACTTCTACCTTCAATGCTTGTTCCGTCAACTCTCAGAAAATCATTATCTACTATATTTGCATTTGCAACCAAAACATTACCATTTGATATACCAGTTGATAGCGTTGCTGTTGTTGTAATTGCTGTTCCATCTAATGTCATGGCATCAGCTTCAAGCGTTCCGTCTACATCTACGTCACCAGATATGTCTAAAGAGCTAAACGTACCAACACCAAAAGCTACATTACCAACTGATCCACTAAACACTTCAGAGTTATTTGTTGCGTCAGGTATAAATGTAAATTTTCCTGTATCGTCATCAAAGCCAAAGAAACCTACTTTAGCTGCTGATCCAGTATGATATCGAAACTCTACACCTCTATCTTTGTTGTCGTCACTTGCAGGGGCAGAATCTCCTCCAAGTGTTATTATAGGATCGTCTACAGTTAACGTGGTGCTGTTAACGGTAGTTGTTGTGCCATTTACTGTTAGATCACCTGTAACTGTGAGATTATCGTTTACTGTTGTTTCTGATGTTGAATGTCCAAGAGATATGGCAGTTCCTGATACACCTGTACCTATCGCTACAGACTCACCACTGTTTCCTGTATCTACAACAAGATAATTATCTGACCCTTGCTTTATTGTAAACGCTGTTGCTGAGTTGTCAGACACGGCTACGTTTATGTCTGTTCCAGTTGGTCTTGGGCTTATCGAGTCTACAGATAAATCACCTAAATTAGTCGAACCTAATACTATTGCATAATTACCCATGTAACCATGACTGCTACACTGATAGTACAAAATCTTAGGAGTATCTTTTGTTACGGCTATTTGTAGATATGTGCTAGTTGTTGTGACACCTGTTGTATATGCAGTGTTTTTCGCTGCATCCAAGTAAAGCCTAAACGGATGGTTAGACATATCGCTTGAACTTAGAGTGAACCTGTAGTGATACTCTGAGTTTGATGTTGTGGAGTCTACTCCATGCAATGTTATAGCAGGTGACTCTATACCATTTATAAAATATGCGTTACCACTACCATCCCCACTGTAAGGATGTGCAGATGTTTTGCTAGAGACAGTAACTGTAAATTCTACAGGAGATGATGAGCTTCCATAAATTCCTGCCTCTGCCTTTGATTCAACCAACCCTACATTTTCTATGTCGTTATTTTGGGCATCCAAGTCTCCTCCCAACTGGGGAGTCGAATCGCTTACTACGTCAACACCTGTAAGACCTGCACCACTACCACTAAAAGCAGAGGCTGTTACTGTACCTCCTATGGCTACATTGTTACTACCATCCTCGACAACAATCTTACTGGCAGGCACTGTGATGAATACATCTTTAGTCCCTGCACCAAAATTTACAAGATTATTACTGTTAGAACTGGCTATAACGGATCGCGATAGTGTTGTACCAGAGGCTGTAAATGTTCCTACACCAACCTCAAAATCACTATTGGTATTGTCAACAATAGCATAATAAGTGGTATCAGAGTTAGATAGATTAGCAGCAAAAGTTTCAAAGTTAGTGACTGCACCTGCGAGAGTGATCGTTCCTGTACCTGTTGTCGTTGTCGTTTCACGAACTCTATCTGCAATCACAAATGCCATTAAGCTATCCTTATTATCGCATTACTTGAGTCAGCCGTTGGAAATACAACGGTAAAATCACCAGACGATGCCGATTTGTCGGCTCCAAAGTCTAAAACGCATACAGATGTATCACCAGTAGTGTCTTCATTAAATATTAATGCTCCTCTGGCTGTTAGTGTTACATTGCTAAAAGTAAGATCAGAGAAGTCTGTAAGAGCCGTTGTGCCTGATGTGCTAGGGTCTACTCTTGTTAAGGTTCCACCCTTGGCTGTGTAGTTTGTTCCTGATACTTCATTACTTGTTGTATACTGTGTGGTGGATGCGTCTAAACTCGCACTTGATGTATACAAGGCTAATTTAAAGGTATTACCCCCACTATTTAGAAAGTTGTGCTTTCCCTCTAGTAACTCTTTTTTAAAGGACGTACACATTGCCTGTGATATAGCCATTATAGTCTCCTTATGTGTTCAGCAAGCTGTTCTTGACCTGCATCTTTAATAGCATTGTAAATAGTTGTTCTGTCTGATTTTATAGCTTCTTTCATGTAAAACGCTATAACTTTTTCTAGATGTTGCTTGAACGCTCTCGCTTGTTCTCTGATCTCTGGCGATGCTGTATCACTTACTTCTACTATTTTATCAGAGCATCTCTTGGCTATTTCTTCTGGTGTAAAGCCTCTGTTCTCCGTTGTATGCACATTAACTATAGGTGTTTTGGGTAGTTCCATTAACATTACATTATCCTTGGTTCACCGTTTCTATAACTATCTCTCTTGTTTCTGCCATCAGCTAACTGCTTCAATCCCTCTAGTGCTTCATCATATCGTGTTTTATAAAACCCAACTATGTCTGGCTCACCTTTCATAAATGTAGCTGCTTCTACTAAGCTACCATAAAGAAGGGTAGACTCTGCGTTATCTCCCAACCAGGAGGTGGATGATGTCACTATGGATGGTGGATCATAGTAATAGTGAAGTTGCACTGTATATGTTGAATCTGGTGTGGGAGCTATCAAAAAGTTATCGCCATCAAACAGTGAGTAGTATACAGGTAGACCTGATGTTGCTGTAGCAGGATACGCTTCTCTGATAAAGTTTACATCTTTTGGTAGCAAAAAAGAATAGTTGCTACTGCCATCTACAACAGCAATAGAAAATACAGCTAGAAAATCTGTTGGCTTTGCTAAGAACCTGTTACTTGTAGAAAGAGATGTTGTTACGTTCTTTCTGAGTTCTGGGATAAGAATAGATCGGTATATTCTTTCTTCCGTTTGCCTGACGAAGTTAGGAATATTATTAACAAAAGTAGTTTCGGTGTTATCTGTATATTCCTTGATCGCATTTGTTAATTCTGTATAATTCATTTTCTGCTCTTTTTATCTGCGTATAGATTATCAAAAATCTGGTTAACATCCAAGACATAATCTAAATCTGACTTTGAATAGTGAATGTGCTGTGATGGCAGAAAGTCAGGCGCACCCTGACCTGTTTCAAACCATGCAGGATGTGTAACTCTTACTCTGTTATTCGGTAAGGCTACTATGTTTCCCGTCCACTCTCCTGCATCTAACAATTCTAAAACATGACTTTGTTTGTGTTGTGCAGGATCGTCAGCTATCTCACTATCCGTATAGTCCACAGTAAAATAATATTTAGCAGGATAGAACTCTCCTCCTATCTTTGCCATCCAAGGGCATGGTGTTGCCCTGTCTAAAACATACACAGCATGGGTTCGGGAGGAACAATCCCACGGCTGTGCGAAATGAACAGGCATGGGCGTAGCCCAATCTTCAACTGGAGTATCTGCTACTAATGCTGTAATTGGCATCCTAGCCCACATAGCTCCACCATGCACATTTGGATCGTCAGTATCATCTGACTCGCATCCTGTAAATATAATCTGAAAACTAAGACATCTATTTGGCATACACGTTACAGCTATTGCCATAGCGTGTAAAAACTCACCATGATACTTCTGATGGTTGTGTGTATATTCTCTTCTTACCCAACACTTGAAATGAGGTATATTGCTTTGTAAATATGCCATTTAACTTGTTGTTATTGATACCGTACCAACCTGTGCAAATATTGGGTCTATCTTTGCATCAAAGTCATCAAAACGAGCAACCCCTACTTGCTGTAGAAAAGGCTCTGTTCTATCTGGTCTGGCATCTCTTAATGATTGTGGATCATCGGTTTTTATTCTGCCGATGAAATTTTGTGGGTGATCTCTGTCAGCTACATCTCTGCCTACACGCAGACCAGTTCTTTTCCCATTGTCAAACTCATACACTAGTTCGTTTACAGGATATCTGAATCCAGTTCTATCGCATATTCCAAATGCGTACTTTCCTGTTGCTTTACCCATATTAACCTACAAAAAATGTATTGTGAGGAACAAACTTGATTGAAGCTGTTTCTGCATCCTCACCTGCCGCTAATTCAAATTGAAACTCGTATTCTTGCTTTAGTGCTTGCACTCTACCTGCTACCTCTGGTCTTTTCATGGCTATGTAATAAGCTAGACCCGAAACTAAACATGGAACAAATCTTGGTGGCACGAAGTTTGTTGTTGTTCCTGCTATACCAGAAGATATGCTATCTATTCCTTTTAATCTAAAGTATGCCAATGTATATGTTGTATCTGGCACTGGATGTAATGTAACTGTCGTTGAACCTGCTAGTCTCTGTACAAATATTTGATTTGGTTTTGCTTGAGTATTTTTATTAGACTTTTGTGCGTATGTAGACACACTTATTCTTGTTACGTTTGTGTCTAGCTGTGATGTTCCTGAACCTGTTCTAATAGTGTGTTCTATCAAGTCTATAGTATCAGAGGGCATGGTGTATGTTGCTGTGCCTGCTGAAAGAGATAATGTACCAGACTCTATAGTGAATAGGTTTATACCTCTATTCTGCCACTCTAATGTTAGTATGTTTAGACTTCTTCTAGCTGTCTTCAGATCATATCCAGAACGCATTTCAAGACCTGCTCTTTCAAAAGCCTCTTCAAATATCTCTGGTAGGTCTGGTGTTACTACAGCCATTATATCTCCCTAAAAGTTATCGATAACTTTTTTTAAATTATACAGTAACTCTTTATTTAAAGCTATCATTTAATGAATCTACCACACTATCTATATTTGGCTCTGTTCCGCCTGGCTCATACTTGCATTGATACTCTATAGGGCAGTGACCTTCAACCACTAAACTATAAGTATCATTAGCACCTTTGTATAAACAAACCTCTTGTCCATTCTTTGCTTTTCTTCTTTTATATCTACGACAGGTTATATATTTAGGGTCTTCCCTCATACCCTTTCTTATTTCTTGTTCCCATGTCCAGTCGCTGAACTTTTTTAAGAAACAGGTAAAACAGTTTTTTATATTATCTGATTGAGCTAAATATATGACGTACCCATTAGTGCAAAGCCATTCAAATGTTTCCTGACCACCTTCTTTACGGACGCATTTATCTCTAGTTCGATACCCACCATCCTCTGTCCACCCCCACGAGAGAGTAAACAAAAAGACCAAGAAGACCCAAGCCAACACTAAGCACGACAACAAAGGCAACAATACCAATAACCTTTTCTCTAAATATTTTTCTATCATATATTTCTTTCTGTCGTCTTTTTCTTATTTGACCTTCCATAGCCAATAGCTCATCCCATGCTTTGGAGCCATGAGTGAACATTAGGAACTGTTTAAGCTCGTACCTTTGCTCTTCTAGTTTCTTTTTTGCTGTGAACGCTTCTATTGCTTCTTGTTCTATCGTACCACCACTGAAGACTTTACGAAACATTGTAGGATTTTTTGCCGACTTATGAGCTGCATCCACATCACTAACAGCACCCATCCATCTGGATAGGTCTTGCGACATAGATTCCAAGTCTTTACCTGCGGCAAAAGCTCTCTTAATTCCATTAAATGCCGTACTCGCTGTAGCAACAGCGGCAGAGATAGTTACTGGGTCAAACAATTTAGTATGTTTTTCGCATCTTCAGAATGATGGTATATGTATCAGCACTAGAGTGACCCACAGTAGTAAAATCCACATCGCCTGTCTTTCCAGACCCTGCGTTGTTTTTTATACCACCAAACTCACTATAGTCATGATACCCACTCTGATTTTCACCTAACTCTATTATAAATTTGTCAGAAGTTGCGTCAAAAAACAGTCTAACCTTCATGCCTATGCACTGCCACCAGATTTTCTCTATGGCAACACTACTACAAGTATTGCCATATATATCTGCATTCAATGCACTGACATCAACCTTCTTTACAGCAGACTCACCTGTGCCGTCAGAAATGTTTGTAAATTTCATAACAACGTGTTTGTCGCCATCGAAAAGGGTTTGTGATGTTACTGCATCAGCCATGTTATCCCCCTATTACTGGTCAGCAAAAGCAGGTACGTCTTCAGAGACTACATTGCCCCAAATATAGTAATTAGTGCTGTCTTTAGCTACTATATTTATTTCCATGCTACCAAAGTCAGTTAATGTTAACTTTGAGTTAGAACTGCCGTTTGCATAAACACCAACATTATCTGCGTTGGTATCTAAATGCTGAACATTTCCTAAGAAAAAGTTAGCATTACCAGGCGTGACAATAATAAGGTTTTGTGCCTCTTCTGCTGCTCCTGCATATATAAATTTAAATGTAGCTCCTGCAA